TTTCATCCTCATGCATGACTGCCGTGATGTTTCTGATTATGTGAACTGCTTTGTAGCGTATCGGTTGCATGATTGTTAAAACTAAAGCCTTTCAGTTTCCTTTCATCGCGACAGAAACTTTACTGGATGTGATATGCGTCTCTTACTGGCTTATCAACACTGAATAATGTGGAGTTATGTCACATTATGTCAGCCACCTTGAATCCCGTTACTTCTGCCGGTTACGTTTATGTTGAGTTATGCCAACGTTCATTGAGAGATGGGAAAAAACCGGATAACCTACCGGACAAACTTTTCACCTTGTCCTGTTGCCATGCCATTAACCGACACAAAAATCAGAAATGCTAAACCTCATGAGAAGCCTTACTCGCTTCAGGATGGTCAGGGCCTCTATCTTGATGTCAGGCCTACCGGTGCCAAGATATGGCGATACCGGTTCTGGCTGTCACCAAAAAAAGACGGGCGCTATACGATAGGCGAGTACCCTGGCGTCTCCCTGGCTGATGCCAGAAGAGAAAGAGAGTGGGCAAGGGAACAGGTTAGGCAGGGAAAAAATCCAACCATCGTCAAAGACACTGAAAAGCTGATGGTTATGGGTGATGCAGAGAACACCTTCAAATCAATAGCTGAAGAATGGTATGAGCGAAAGTGCCAGACCTGGGCAGAGAAAACTCAGATAGTTAATCGTGGATTCCTGGATAAGCATATCCTGCCCTCAATAGGGAAGATACCAGTAAAGGACGTTAAAGCCGCGCACATACTTGCATTGATGCGGACGCTCGAGAAGGCCGGGAATGCTTATTCCGCAGGAAAGGTTAGACAGATATGTTCAGCCGTTTTTTGCTACGCCGTCGCCACACTGAGAGCTGAAGTAGATCCATCGTATGCCCTTCGCGGCGCGGTGATGCAAAAGCCTACCACCCACGCTAGGCCGGCAACTACAGAAGAGCTTCGTCAGCTATTTGTCTCGCTACGAAATTACAAAAGCCCGGTCATGGTTATCTGCATAAAAATGCTGGTTATGACATTCGTGCGTCAACAGGAACTTAGGTTTGCCAGGTGGGATGATATCAGCTTAGAAAAAGCCGAATGGATAATCCCAAAAGAAGTGATGAAAAAACGCCGCGAACACCGCGTTCCGTTGTGCGACCATGTTATCGCATTGCTGGAAGAACTTAAACCACTGACAGGTGATAAAGAATATCTCTTCCCCAGCCCATCAAAGCCTGGACAGCCAATTGCCAAGACCACCATTAATCGTGCTATCGAGTATCAGGGTTTTGCAAGCGGTGAGATAACCGGGCATGACTTCCGCGCCACGGCATCCACCGCTTTGTATGAGCAAGGCTTCAGGCCAGAAGTGATAGAAGCACAACTGGCTCATCAGCAAAAGAATAGGGTAGCTGCCGCGTACAATCATGCGGAGTATATGAAAGAAAGAAGGGAAATGATGGATTGGTGGGGAGGTGTTATTGCCGCCCTGATCGAGGACAAGAAGTGATTTTATCCTTTATCCACGCATCGACTTCACTGGAAGGCCATCTGACGCTTCTGCCAATCTTCACAGGACGTGGAAATTTACCGTCTCGCATCCATTCATAAATGGTAGGCTTCTTGTAGCCGGTTGCCGCGCACACATCGGTGATCGGCATGAGTGTATCGCTCATTGTTATATCCATTCGATTATCTCCAGGCGTAAAAAAGCCGCCATCAGGCGGCTCACTCGATGCGGATGCCAGCGACTTCACCGGCTGCTATTTTGTCGTACAGTTCGTACCATTCTGGTGATGATAGTTCGCCATCAATCGTCCTCCTGTCATATTCGAAATCGTCATTACCTGCGGCTTTTGCTAAAGCTGTTACGCCTGCTGCTCGCTTCTTGTCAGCTACTAAGCTGACAGGCTTAAAGTGCTTGGCAGCCCAAAAAGCATTTACGCAGTCGAGGCCTTTGTATTGGTCATTACCGCCAAGCCATGTGAACGCCACGCCATCTTGCGTCACGCACTCAATCCTGACTGGCAGATTTCCGTCACTGCTGGTTCGGTACTCGCAAATCGTACCAACCGGCGGCAATCCCTCACCATCCCATGCCGGCTGTTGCGCAGCGGCAATGGCGGCTTCGTACTGGTCGCGGGTGACCATGTTTTCATATGTTTCATCTTTTGCACGCGGCCTTGCATTCGTGGCCACCTGGTCCAGCGTGAATATACGTTGCGGATCATCTTCATTTATCCAGCCCCAAACTTCACCGTCATGGTCCTGGTGAATTTTTTTAGCCAATTTCGGCCACCCGCCACGCTTCGGCAGTTCTCGCACCAGTAAATCAATCAGCTTCATATCTTTGCTCCAATAAAAAACCCGCACTTGGCGGGTCATGGTGTTAACTCAAAATTGTCATCCCACGGTGGGAATGTGCTCATCCGTCTGTGCGACATGATGTACTCCGACGCTACGGTCATCGACGTCGGCTTCTCGAACTCAAGCATAAAAACATCATCGTATGCTTTCCCTAGCCACCATCCGCCGCCGTATTCCTTAGCGCGCTGAATGAGCACCCACCGACCGGGCGTAATTCGGTGATGTATCTCGCCGCGATAGATGATTAAGTAGTCAGAGTCCTTGCTCATGACGCACCCCAAAATAACTGTATTTATATACAGTAAATTGAGGTGGGCGGGCTGTCAATTCGTGGATTGCGGCGCAGCGATAGGGAATACTGACAAAATAACAACATTTGCATGTTCCAAATCGTTGTAATCAGCAATCATTTTGGTTGCTGACCGCATGCTCCCCTTGCTCCATGGTCTATTTAAATGAATTTCCGTCGATCCGTAACGTCCTCCTGGACTGCACCAAGACACGAGATACCAGTGGTCTTCATCTGTAGCCAGAGGTATAGCAGCGTACTTTTCGCGCTGACGCCCCTGACTATCCGAAGGCGCGAGCGGAGCGTTGCGCAGGGCTCCAGCCAGCACATCTACCGATAGCGGTTGCTTGCCCGGAGCTGCGAGCATGGCGGCGCGGAAGGCTTCATCGCTTTCACCAAATATTGCCGCTTCCAATACGTCGATGGCTTGTGACGACGAGTGTGAGTATTTGTCGAAAGCGTGGCCTTTGATGCGCTGAGCGAGTTTAAACAGTCGCTTCTCTTGCGCATGGTATAACTCACTAAGGTTCTGGTAATGCTCATCCGGCACCGCGACGGGCTGCGCGGGCGGGGCGGTATAGAGTACCCGGCACTCATTCCCGTTTTCCTTAACTTCGTCGTAGAGCCGTTTCTCTGTGTCGTACCATTTTCCATCGTCCATGCACTGATATACTGGCACAGCCGCTTCCCGCTCTTTGCGCAGCGCCAGCAGTGGGGTTGTGAGTTGCAGAACCTCATCCGGGTTCATGGTCATTTTCATGCCAGTGCTGGCAAACTCCGTCGCGGCGTCATGCAGCCACTGAATTTTTTCATTGCTTATTTCGATCACGCTTCACCCCCTGTCTCAAGATTGATGCCCGCCGCCCGAAGTGCATGCTCAACGTCAAAAACGCTAAGCCAGTCACCTCCATCTTTTGGTACCATCACATGGCGCTCACCTTCGTTAATCGGATGGCCAGCACGGATTACATATCCCTGTGGCAACCTAACAATGCGCGCCTCAAGTTCGGCTGCGCGCTTTTCTGCGGACTCAGCGCGTCTCTCTGCCGCAATTCGATGCTCAAGCCCTTGCCCCTGGCAGATATCTATCAGGCGCTGTTTCTCTAAAAGCTCCGCAATCTGCGCGTCCTTGGCTTCCAGCGCTGCTATCAGCTCAAGCACGGCGGCGGGTTTTGCGAGGCGTAAGTATTCTTCTGCCAGGCCGTGGTATGGGCCTATTCCGTAGAATTGAACGCCAAGGGCTACGCCGTCGATATTGCAGAAATCATTCTCTTCTTCAACGTAACCCGCGCCTTCACAGCACGGGCATTCTAAATAACCGCTATGACCCCGCTTTAATTCAGCGGAGTCAAGATTGAGTGCTGTCGCTTTCTCAGCCGCCGCTTTCAGTTTTGCTGTGTCAGTCATGCGGCACGCTCCTGCTTCTGCTTGTTGTACACAGCCCAACTCAGCGCATCGAGCTTGTCACGGCCTGCCTTGTCGTACATGTGAATACCATCACTGGAGGCGTGCTCTTTCTTAACCTGCTCTTCAAGCTGAGATAGCTGATCGTATGAAAGTGTTGCGAGCTTAAGACGATTCCAACCAAAGTTTCGTATTCTGCTCATGCGGCACCGCCTTGACGCAGCCAGCGGTTGAGGTATTTGTTGTTATTCACAGAGCCGAAGCTGTTGCGCTTCATGAGCTCTTCGCGGCTCGGCATCGGCTGAGATTTGACGCGAGCGGCCAGCTCGCTTGGTGTGATAAGCGGGTCATGTGTAATCATGGATTTTTCCTCGCGCCGTCCGTGGCGCACGATTAAACGCGACGCAGGCTGATATGCTCGCGCTTTGCCATCTGGCGGATAGATTAGTATGAGCGGTTTAACTGGCGGGCGATGACTTTAGGGTGGACGGTGCCAGCCAGTGATTTGATGAGGTTTAATTCTTTGGTGGTCCAGTTGCGGCCCAGCGTCTGCTGATTGCCACGGCGTTTTTTGAATGGTTCTACTGGCATCTCACCTCCATTGTTCGCCGAAGGTAAAGCCAATTTCTGCCAGCGCCATGTCCATTTTTTCGATGAACTCTGGCACCGCTTCCGTGAAGTCTTCCATGTACTTTTCATCACGCTCGACAACGACATGATGAAGTCCTTCGCGCTTCATGCGCGGGTCATAATTCGAAAAGTACCAGGCGTCCTTGCCGGTTACCCACATGCTGAACTGCACCTGAGCCATGTAGGCCGACTTAATGGCTTCAAATCCTCCGAGGCGGAATTTCATGAAGTCGCGAGAAGTGAAAGGGCACTTAAGCTCAAGCCCCCGGCCATCACTGCAAAGCCCGTCCGGTGAGCATGCAGTGCGCATGGTTTCGTCCTTGTAGATAATCGGCGACTCGGTTACCTGAACGCCGACAGTGAATTCAAACAGGGCTCTTGCGTCATCCTCGTATTGCTTACCCCATGCCAGAGCCTTGGCGTTTACCTCCGGAGCCACTCCGGTACACACTTCAGCGAGAAGGGTGTGGAAGTAAGACATTTTCATGTCCGGCCATTTTTTACCTGAGCGTGGCTTTGATATGACGTTATGAACATCTGATGCGGTGATAACTCCGAGGCGCAGCCTCTGCCACGCCTCATCTCCCTGTTCGACCGTGAGCACATCTATCCCTGTGCGCTCAAGGATGATTTCGGGAGTCATGCTGCCGCCTTTTGCCTGAGGAATCCGAGCGCCTTAACGGCTTCGATTTGGGTAAGTTCAGAAGACTCGCGGATTTCGCGGCGGAATATTTTCGAACAAAGAGGAAGCAGGTCTTCATCCCACGTTTTATTCATGGCGATGAGTACGTCGTTAATCTCTTTGATGGTGGCAATGTCTGCCGGTGTGATATCGCGCTCAGGCTGCCGTTCAGCGGCGAAGTTAATGCCTTCTTCCCCCTCGGTGTTAACATAGTCAATTGCCGCATCGAGTCGCTCACGGCGCGGCCAGTATTTGGCAGCTTGCTTCACGACCGTCTTGAGCATCATCTGCTCTTCATCGGTTACCCACGGGCATTTTTTGCTGTTGTCAGTTTTGTACTTCTTCCATGCTTCTGAACGGTCTCGAATTGAATAAATGTCTTCAATGCGCATTGTGTGCGTCAGATAGTCTCCATCGTCCGTTTTCACAACAACATAAGCGCCGACAACCTCTCCTCGCTGCTCTTTGGTGTCAAACTCGCTATAGATGTGAACCGGAGGTTTATCGAGACCCTCGCGACGGAATTGGTCGTTTTTACGGACGATTGCCGACTGGCACCACTTAATTGCCCCGGATTGCTGGGCAATATGCATCAGCCCCATGTAACTTATATCGAGGCAAATGGCTCCTTTCCGTGGAACCAGATAGGCCAGCTTCTGCGCCGGGTTCAGCGTGATGCCAATCGCCGCAACGTTCATGATCGCGCTGCGGGTACTGGTCGTGTTAGCCATTGCAGTCTTTGCGAGATAGTCGTTATTGGCGAATATCTGCATCGCGAACTCTGACTCACGCTTGAAGTTTATCGAAGGTTCAGCGCAAACCTGCTCGAACTCAACTTTCAGGGGGTTGATAAGCTCGTATACCTGATTAACAACCGGGCTTGCCATTACGCTGCCTCCCTGTGTGAATGTCGCGCCTTAAAGATGCCGATCGCATACTCAGCGGTGACCCGCTCGGTCAGCGCATCAATCCACCAACCTTCCGATGCGTCCTGAAACGCGATGCTATGGCCTTCGAGGTAGTTCATGGCGTCATTGGTATGCTCATCTGCATCCATCGCTGCCAGGGCCGAAATAAACGGATTGGCTTTCTTCGCCAGACGCTCAACCTCATCGCTGATGCGCTCGTTATCCGTAGCGTCCAGAGCGGCAATAATCTGCTCAATTTCTTTGACATCTGTCAGGCTCAGTCTCATTGGTTCTGCTCCTGTGGTTTCTGTTGTTGTTTCATCAAATCTTTCATGCTTCGAACCCATGCGTGCTCATCCCAATCCATGGGCTTTTTGTATTGGTTGTTCATTGCGGCCTCCGGTACCACGGCATGCTCACTGCCTGCTTCATCTGCTTTTCAGCTTCCAGCAACATGTCGCCGTTACCCAGGAAGCGAGCGATGATCGCCTTGTTTTGCGCGGCCATAAGTGCCTGATGGTTTACTGTTTGATTGCCGTACATGTCAGCTCCTTAAGCGTCTTGCAGATACCGCGCATGCGGCGGGTGATGAGGTCGAGTAGCGATTCAGAGCAGCCCACAACAGGCCACCCTGCAAAAGCGAACTGTTGCATGGTGTTATCCTTGGTTAATTGGCATAGCGAAAAGGCCGCGCTAATAAGCAGCCTTGTTGATATGCAGGCGAAAAAAAGCCCCGACTAGCGGGGCGAACAGACAACAAGGGTTATTTCTCCATTTAACCAGAACAGGTCTTCGTCTCCTGTCTTGGTTATGATGCTGATTGCATCAGATAACCGACTCCATGAATCGGCTATCGGCTGCTAAATTTCCTCAAATCCCCATTCCATGCGATCCCACGCGACATCTCTCATAATCTCATCCTTTCCTTCATCATCCATTTGCTCCCACGCTTCATCGCTAATCCCTAAGTCATCCTCAAGGTCGACAACTTGCTCATATTTCGAATGGATGTTGGCACCGGAATCCAGCCAAATTTTAAATTTACGCCCCATTTAATTCTCCTATTCAGATGTCGGCTATCTGCTGCTATTCAGCGGGCGGGGTAGTAATCTCTTCGTATTCAACACCCCACATGTTTGTTACCCACGAGAGCTTTTCGTATCTTTGGTGTGATTCCGACCACATCCACTGGCTGCCATGCGGCCTTGTTTCGATATCAGTAATTTCACCTGGTCTGACAAAGCTGGTATTAGACTTCGTAATTTTTACCTTCATTCACTCCTCCTCGCCGATGGCTTTAGCTATTGCTGCTCGGGCGAAATCCCACTCTGGATGTTCACTGTGCTTATCGTAAGCGTGAAGAGCGTCTTGCAATGCTTCGAGAAGGTCAGGAGCCGCAGCTATCAGGCGCTTATTCGCGTCGCTGAAATCCCAATCTCCTCCGCCAACGATGTTCTTTTCGTTGCACAGCACTTTCCCTTCCCATTTCCACGGGCCCTGACTGTATTTCATATCTCACCTCAGATAAGTGGCTTGCTGCCAAAAAGAAAGGCCGCTTATTCTGCGACATCATCTGTGTATTCTTTGCTCGTCAGCCAGTCCGGACGCTCACCTTTTCCCAGATAGAAATCGATGATATCTAAAAGGCGCGGATAAAATTTAAGAGCGGTTCGGCCATCCATTTCTGCAATTTCATGCTTGCTGTATTTGCGCCATTCTTCTGCGGTATGGTTCTGGCAACCGGCGCGGACATATTCGCCGTTCGTGATGCTGATAAAATATTTCTCACCCATGATTACAAAGGTGAGATCAGGCAGGTTGGCATCGCGCAGGTTGGCACCGCACAGGTCGGCACCGCACAGGTTGGCATCGCGCAGGTTGGCATCGCGCAGGTTGGCACCGCGCAGTTTGGCACCGCGCAGGTTGGCATCGCGCAGGTCGGCACCGCACAGGTCGGCACCGCACAGGTTGGCACCGAACAGGTTGGCATCGCGCAGGTTGGCACCGCGCAGTTTGGCACCGCGCAGGTCGGCTTTAGATCCGTTTGCACCAAACGAAATCAACCACACTTTGTGCTCATCCAGAATCTTTGATAATTCAGCAGAGTTCATTTTGTTAATCCCTTTAATTAGTCGTAATAAGCAGGAATCGATTTGCCGCGTATTTTCTGGTGCGCGTTAATCAAGTGGGTAGGGTGGTTAACCGGCTTCTTGTATGCCGGGTTACGCTTGCGTTCGATTACTTCCGGTTTCTTGTCGCGGAGAGCTACGAGCGAAGTGGCTCGGTCTGCTCTGACGCAACCAGAGAGCTAACTTTCAGCAATAAAAAACCCGCCGGAGCGGGTCTTTTATTTTTTTGGCTTCAGCTTTTCCATGCCTTCCGCCAGTGTTCCTATCCTGGATCTTATGGTTGGAACATCCAATCCTCTCTGTATATCTACGTTTAAAGAGAGAAGCTCTCTGCTCCATCCTGCAATCGCATCGTGGAACTGCCTTGCCCTGCTGGCTTGTCTTCGCCTGCTGCTTTCCAATTCTGTAAACATTTGCTTGGCCTCTATCTGCAATTTACCTTTCCCAACAGATAAGGACTCAATGGCGCATTGTTTCATTTCGGCTTTTATTAATGGATGCAGGTTTTCTGCGCCAATGAAAATTACTTCATCTAGGGTCTTAAAAAGCAGGAGACAGTCAGTAACAACTTTAGTCCGTGTGTCATCGCACCTTACCTCGACAGAAGGCACGCCTCCATATTGTTTTACTCTCATTGCTGTATAAATTGTTGCACTTTTCAAATTACCCTCCTTTTTATTTTTATATATCAAAAGGCTGCTTTGCTTTTTGTGATTAAAAGCAAAAAAGCCTATCTCGCTTGTGAGCAGCATTGCCGTTCTTCCTGAACCCGCCGCGCTCCCGACGCATGGTTTAATGTCGCGCCGTTCGACATGGGTTCATTTAAAACCATAGTTGTAATTATGTCAACAACTATGGTTGTATGTAGACGTGATATGGTTGTTTTGTGGTTGTTTTTTAAGGAGAAAAAGTTTTAATTATTTTCTACAGACAATAAAAAACCCGCCGGAGCGGGTTATTTATAGGGGGGTTAGACATCTAAAACTGACCACCAGAAGACTCGGCCCATAATCTCTACTCTTTCCTCAGGAATTTCTTCATCGGCGTACTCATCGCGGTTAAAGCTGCGTATCACAACCATTCCGCCGGGCTTCCTGTACAGTTGTTTAATGCGCTTTAGTCCGTCCTGATTGATAGCATATAGCTTGCCATCAATAATTTTTTTGTTGTAACAATCAACTGCTACAGTGGTACCGCTTGGAATGATTGGCTCCATGCTATTACCATAAGCAGGAAAGCAAATCACCCCATCACCACTGGTATCAGCACCAACCTTGCGAAGGGTCGACTTAGAGAAACGAAGCATAAACCCGTTATTATCCTCTTCCGCAAAGCTACCGGCTCCGGCAGCCAGCTCAATATCCTTGTAATACGGTACCTCTACTTCATCTGAGCGCAAAGGCGTTGTGCTGTCCCAGGGATCGACGGGCACGACATCATAGCTGCCCGGAATTTCACTCATACGGTTAGAGGATTTCATCTCGCCATTCTCATCAGAAAGCCATTCGGGCCTTACATCCAATGCTCTGGCTATCTCAACTAGCTTCGTCGAACTCTTTGCTTTACCTGAAGTTAGCTTCTGTATTGCTGCCTGTGACACACCGATCCGCTCAGCCAGAGATGCCTGAGTCACATTGGCGTTGCGCATAGCCAGCTTTAATCGTTCTGCAAGTGTCATTTTCATGCCGCGCAAAATACAACCGCAGTAATACTACGTCAAACAACTAAAGTGTTTGCAAAATAACAACCATAGTTATATATTTATTTCTGTATTACAACGGAGGTGGTTTTATGAACCAAGTAATTAAAACTGCCATTGCCATTGTCGGCACGCAAAAAGGACTAGCTCAAGCGTGCGGCGTAAGCCAAGCAGCTGTTCAGAAGTGGCTGCATAACAAGGCAAAGGTAGCTCCCCATAACGTTGCCTCCCTCGTGAGGGCAACAAACGGAAGGATTAAGGCACATCAAATCCGTCCGGATTTACCAGCGCTGTTCCCGAAACCAAACAAAGCAGCGTGATGAATTGAAACATTAACCGAACGGCCCGGTATAAGGTCGGGTGCCCGGCGTGGTCAAGGATGACTGTCAATGGTGCACAATAAACAACACACATAAATATCAATCAATTAACCAACAAAAGGAAGAATACCGAATGGAACTTACAAGCACACGCAAGAGAGCCAACGCAATTACCAGCAACATTTTCAACCGCATAGCTATTCGCGGTCAGCGAAATATCGCATCGCAGCTGGGCGTTGATGAGTCGCAAATTACCCGTTGGAAATCCAGCATGATCCCGAAGATGTCGATGCTGTTGGCAATTCTGGAGTGGGGAGTTGAAGACGAGGAATTATCGAAGCTGGCAAAGCAGGTAGCGTTGCTGCTTACAAAAGATAAAGCCCCTAAGAACGGTGAATTCTTAGAGGCTTAAGCACACTGTGTTACGCCGAGTAACAGGAGTAATTATGTCAAAAACACTCAGTCCTGACCAGGACAAATTACACAAAAATATTATTCGTGATCGCTACCTGTCCGGTTTTAAGCAGCCTGGTCGATTCCGGGCTGAGTGGGAACGGGTGAAACAGTCATTCAGAGGTAAAGGTCATGAGTAATCTCGCAACAGTAACTCAGTTAAGGCCTGTAGAGCGGCCTGCGGAGCGTCGCGTGGCAGAACTTGAAGATGGATATACCCGTCTTGCAAATGCCCTGTATGACGAGCTTATCGGCGCAGATTTAACGAAGAACCAGAGCAAGGTTGCTCATGCCATTTGCCGCAAAACATACGGCTTTGGTAAGAAAATGGACCGCATCTCCGACAGCCAATTAGCTCAACTTACCCGGCTGCCAAGACAGAAAGTCAACAAGGCCAAGAATGAGCTTATCGCAATGAAAGTTATCAAGCGTGACGGGCACTTAATCGGGCCGAACAAGGAAATCAGTGAGTGGCAAATCGAAGGGTGTCACTACTCTGGTGATAATGTCACTGCAATGGTGACAAAAGATGTCACCAAAACAGTGACAGCGCTGTCACCAAAACAGAGTCACACAAAAGAAACTATTACAAAAGAAAATAAAGAAACTACCCAAACCCACGAAGTGGGCTTGTCGGATGTTGTTTCTGAAAAGCCATTAACACCTCGCCAGCTCGGAACAAACCCGAGAGCTACCGGCACCAATCCTCGCTCAAAGCTTCCGGCATTCGACCGTGAGCGACTGAAAGAAACCTGGAACTGCAAAGCCGAAAGATTCGGGCTGCCTAAAATCCGCAGCGTCACCACGACGGTGGAGAACGGCATCAAGCGCCTCTGGGTTTCATACCTGAAGCAGTGCAAGGAGCTGAAGCGGGAGCCCAAGGATATCGACTCACTGCTGAACGGTTATCTGGAGCATGGCTACCAGCCGACGCCGTGGGCGATGGGGCAAAACCCGGAAGGCAAGCGCTACGGAATTGAGACCGCGCTTCGCCAGGAAAAAATCGACCAGATTTTAGGAGCTGATAGCTGATGGACAGTTACGATTTTGAGTATCAGCTGGTCGGCTCGATGCTCGTGAAAGGCGATCACATCGATTGCCGTGAGGTGGCTGGCAAACTACCCGCAGAAGCCTTCGAAAATTTCCACCTCCGCACCATGTACCAGTCAATCGTCACCCTCCTGACCAAAGCCGAGCCGGTGGACATGTTCACTGTTCAGGCTGCCGTTCCTGATGGTACGAAAGACCTGGTGATTGAGGTCGGGGCCAAGTGCGTTACGGCCGCCAATATCCGTGGATGGGCGAAGCGTGTGCGCCAGTGCTGGATGCTGCGGCGTGGAATTGCCGAGCTTAACCGGGCGGCTGGGATTCTTGCATCGGCCGGCACGCACGATATCAACGACCGGATTGGCGAGGTGGGAAGTATCCTGTCAAAGCTTCAGTTCGAAACCAACGACAAGTTGCCGCGCCGCATAGCCGACCTGCTGGAAGATTACATGGCTGTGCTTGATAGTCGTCTTCAGGGTGAAGAATCCGGCCTGTACCTCAAGACAGGAATTCAGGCGCTGGATGACGAGTACGGCGGCTTCGACCGCACCGATTTGATAGTAATCGCCGGACGCCCCGGCATGGGCAAGACCGAGCTCGCCATCAACATCGCGAACTCAATCGGCCGGCAGAAGGGTAAGGGGCTGTTCGTCTCGCTGGAGATGTCCGACATGCAGGTTGTCGAGCGACACGTTGCAGACCGTGCTGGCCTGTCAGTAGGCGCGCTTCGTAACCCGCTGAACATGATTCAGGAGCAGTACACCCGCCTGACGACCGCAACGGGTACGCTCATGGACGAAAACAACTACGTTATCGACGGATCGTTCACCGTAGACGACTGCATTGCCCACGCTGAACGACTGAACTCTGACGGCGGCCTGAGCTTCCTCGCTATCGACTATCTCGGCCTCCTTGAGAAGCCGAAAGCAGAGCGCAACGACATCGCCATCGCAGAAATCACCCGCAAGCTTAAGCAGTTCTGCCTGCGCAACAAGGTGCCAGTAATTCTCCTGTCGCAGCTTAACCGCGGCGTCGAGGGCAGGGCTGATAAGCGCCCGACGCTGGGTGACCTGAAAGACTCCGGCGCAATTGAGCAGGATGCTGACGTGATTATCTTCCCGTACCGGGATGAGGTTTATCACGAGAACAGCGACATGAATGGCATCGCTGAAATCATCATCGGTAAATACCGGTCAGGTGAGCCAAAGACGTTTTACATGGGCTGGCGCAACGGTCACTTCGTCAACATCGACCAGCAGGAAGCCGCAATGCAGTACGCCCGCAACGAGAAGCAATCTTCCCAATCTAACGACTGGCGCTAAGCCAGCCGAACATCACAAGGATTAACCATGGTCGTCAGTGGATATTCAATGGAGCTTTATTGCGATTGCCAATCCTGTGAAGAGTACCGATCGCAACCTGAAGCGGCATCGACGCGAATAGGCTTCGATGAGTACGGCGGAGAGACGTTCAGAGATTGCCTGAGGGAAGCAAAGAAAGGCGGCTGGCGTTTCACTAATGACAACCTTAAATGTTACGCACCGGGCCACGCCATGCGTGCGGAGGATTAACCATGAGCACTATTAGCAATGAGCGTTTAGAGAAAATGGCTGCCGGTGGCGGCTTTAATTTTAATGAGGTTGAGGCTATTTCATCCGAGCTTCTGGCGCTGCGCAAAGATCGGGAGCGGGTGGTGCCGGCTGCATGGGCGCACCGGTTGGTCAACAAGCATAGTGGTGTTATTCATCCGTGGGTTTACGGTAGCGCCGAGAAGTCACCGAGCGAAGGTGATGTGTTCCGTATTGAGGTGATGCCACTCTACGCCGCCCCGCAGCCCGTCGCGGTGCCGGATGCAGCTACAGCAATCCGTGCATGTCTGGAAGAGTTTCCTGAATCTGTGCATGACATTGTTGAAGAATGTGCGGACATTGCAGAAAACGCCAGTCGTGCTGCGATGATTAAGTCTGCTATGCAGCGGTGCGACAAATGCGGGCTGACTGGTATTCATGCTTGTATGGGTGGCATGGAAACCGACACCACATCGCAGAAGTTCGAATCGCTGGCGGGTAAGGTGGTTGGTGGCAGCGAAGATTTCGAGTGTACGCCGGTAGCTGACCTGTACGAGCTTCTTACCAAGTGCGGAGAGTGTTACGACTATACAACCTCGGCCAGAGTCGCCTCTGACTGGATTAAAGAAGGATATTCAGCGCGGGAATACGTGAAGCTTGACCGTCTGCAGGAAGCTCTCCTTTTTGCGGCACCTGAGCCATGCAAATAACCCTCGACGACATAGACACCATCGCCAGATACATCGGCACTCCTCGCTTCATCGACATCGAAACACTCACCAAACGATATCTCTTTACCAGCCAGCTGATAATGCTTCAGGCAATCAGTAAGGCAAGGTATTGAGCGGAGCAATCCCATGAAAACGATACGAGCCAAAATTCTCGGCATCATGAATGCCGGGATGGTTTTAACCACGAACGAAATATCCCACAGGACAGGCAACACTCTCGAAGCAGTGCGCGTCGTGCTCAATCGAATGCAGAAAGACGGCGAGCTGACCGGAACAAGCCAGAAGCCCCGGCGCTGGCGTCTGGTCGACTCTGTTAATCACAGAGCCGAGCTTATCCGCTGCGTGAAAACCTTCGGCGCGCTCACTGCGATTCAGGCCAGCGAAATAACCGGACTGTCTCCGGTGTACTGCATCAACACCATGCGGGTGCTGGAGATGAACGGCGAGCTGACACGGAAGTATGTCCACACCGAGCTATCAGATGGCCGCAAGACACGCTGCTACGAGTATTACCCGGCACCTGAGCGCAAGCCGATTAATCAGGCAGCGCAGTTAAGTTCGCTTGCAAAACTCATCACCTCACGAATCGGAGCCTGATATGAGCGTCCTGATGACTGGATTTACCGGCGCAATGTTTCTTATTGGCGCTATCGCAATGCGAGATGGCCTGATGTTCACCAACGCCTGCGTATTCATTTGCTGTTCGTTGTTGCTGGCTAAAGAGGAAAAGCACCGTGGATAAGAGCAGAGAGCAGTTTTTGGAATGGTTCAGCAAGGAATACGAAGAGGTTAATAACAGCACCGAGTTGAGCGCTCAGGTCATCAAGATGATTGCGTCAGCAGCATGGCAGGCATCCCGTGAAGCGGTAGAGATTGAACTCGATGACAAAGTGATGGTTGAAGACGAATTCGACAAAGGCCACAACTGCGCCATCGACTACTGCGCTGAGTCCATCCGCGCCGCCGGTCTCAAGGTTAAGGGGGAGTGATGAGCGCATCGGTCTTTGTCGTAAGCATCCCGGGCTTTGAGGGTGATATGGAAGCGGTGGCTGCATTCACCACATACAACAAAGCGAACAAATATCTGAAGAAAAACGGAATAACTTCATGGGCAATTGAAGAGCTCAAACTTGACGAGGAATGCCATGAGGAAACAAACGTTTGAAATCCGCACCCCGCTAGTCCAGCAAAACGCCATCCGCACCATCCAGCAGCTTTACCCCGACCCCGAAAGACCCCTCATCGTGACCATCCAGGAAAGAACCAGAAGCCTCGACCAAAATCGCAGGCTTTGGGCCACGCTGCGCGATGTTTCGGACCAAGTCGTCTGGCATGGCATGAAACTGGATAGCGAAGACTGGAAGCACATCTTCACGGCAGCTCTCAAAGGCCAGCGCTCAGCGCCAGGCATCAACGGCAGCTTTGTCATACTAGGGCAGTCGACCAGCAAGATGCGCGTTAGCGAATTCAGCGAGCTTCTGGAGCTTATTTACGCATTCGGCGCAGAGAGAGGCGTCCGGTGGAGTGAAGATGCTCAGGAAGCGATTGAGTGGGCCAAACGAACTGGCAGGAAGGTGGCAGCATGACGGACAAATCAAACACGCCAGTTGAGATAAAAGACCTCTGGCAGACACCTCCTGAAATCTACCGGGCGTTGCGCAGTGAGTTTCCGTTTTTCCTCGATGCGGCAGCCAGCCAGAGCAACGCGCTCTGTACCAAGTTTATTGATGAAAAGGAAAATACGCTCGAAGCGAATTGGCTTTCCAAGATGCCAATCGGAGTTGGGCGGGCTTACGCGTGGCTGAACCCGCCATATAGCGCGCCAATGCCTTTCGTTAAGAAGGCTGCGCAGGAGAATGCAGATCACAGCGTTGGCTGCGTGATGCTTCTGCCTGCTGATACCTCTGTCCAGTGGTTCAAAGAGGCTATCAAGACAGCGCATGAAGTCAGGTTTATTACTGGCGGAAGGCTCTCATTCCTGAACGCAAGCACGGGCAAGCCAGTCAACGGCAACAACAAAGGCTCGATGCTCATCATCTGGCACCCGTGGCCGCGAGCTGGCGAATGCCGGATGACGACTGTTGAGCGTGATGAGCTTATGGCGTACGGCAGGAAACGTATGGAGGCGCTGAAATGCGAAAACGGAAAAGCAGCATAGTCGCTGTAATGGAAAACTGCATATTCATCGTTCGACCCCGCCGCAAGAAGAAACCTGAATTACCTCCCTCTCAAATCCCAACGTACGCGTATACGGCTCAACTGGCCGATGTCCGGTGGCTGCGTCAACGCGCCATGAGGAAACATGCTTAGCCCCATCCAAACCCAAGCATACGAGCAACAGAGCATAGCCAGAGCTCTCTGCGAAGGATGCAGCAAGCAGCTGGAGCCGGATGAAACCTACGCATGCGGCGAGTGCATCAACGAATGGCTGGTATATCGAGACCCGAACTCACAAATGGCGGAGGGTAATGATGACGTGGCTTTATGACATTTTACTAAAACTTTCCATGTTTGCGGCAGAAAGGCTCTACAAGGAAAAGGTTGAACAAGTTGATGTTTGGCTGAAGAGCGGGCGACAGGTGTGCTTGATGACAAGGGATAGCGCCGACCAGCTAAAGCGGGTTGCCGAAAACCTCCGCGACGCCTGGACGCCACAGCAAGTTGACGAGCTGAAGGCTGCGATTAAAAAAATCAGAGAGGAGGAAGCTAATGGCTAAATCACCTCGCAGGCGCTGTAAAAACGAAGAGTGCAGAGAGTGGTTCCACCCGGCATTCGCTAACCAGTGGTGGTGTGGACCCGAGTGCGGCGCAAAGATAGCACTTGAGCGACGAAGCAGGGAACGCGACAAAGCACTCAAAGCAGCAGAAAAGAAACGACGAAGAGAAGAACAGCAGCAGAAAGACAGACTCAAGATTCGAAATCTCGCCTTAAAGCCCCGCAGTTACTGGATTAAACAAGCCCAACAAGCCGTAAACGCCTTCATCAGAGAAAGAGACCGCGACCTGCCATGCATCTCGTGCGGAACGCTCGTTTCTGCTCAGTGGGATGCCGGTCATTACCGGACAACCGCTGCGGCCCCTCAGCTTCGCTTTGATGAGCGCAATATCCAACGGCAATGCGTCGTGTGCAATCAGCACAAGAGCGGCAACCTCGTGCCGTACCGGGCAGAGCTTATCCGTCGTATCGGACTGGAAGCGGTAGAGGCTATTGAATCTAACCATGACCGTCACCGCTGGACCATCGAAGAGTGCAAAGCGATTAAGGCGGAATATCAGCAGAAGATTAAAGACCTGCGCAACAGCCGGGAGGAGGCCGCATGAGCGAAGTAAGCAGAGAGGTCTGTGAAGAATATCTGGACGCATTGGTAACGGGCGAGTTAGCCGCAAAGCTGGCGCAGAAAGACGGACGCAAAGTTAACGGCGCTATCCGGGCAACGGTGAACGCCTTACTTCCACGACTGAACGACAGGAAAGTGCGTGGCATATTCACCGGCCTTGCGCGCCAGCCATTCCCGGACGGCGCACTAAAGATGCTACGCAGGCAGCTGGATTCAATGGTAGGGGAGCCAGCATGAGCACTGAGACTGAAATTGAGCTTAACAACGTGGTCTTGTTTCCTGAAAGGAAAGAGGAATTGCACGTAATTAGCAGGGAGCCTGGTTCTAAGCCTCTGTGTCTGCATGACGCCGTACTGGTTAACGATAAAGAGCGAACAGTTAAGTGTCGGCGCTGCGAATCCCTGCTCGATCCATTCGACTACATCGTTTCTCTCTGTGACACCGAGTCAAGATATGTCGAAAACCTGAAGTATTTGCGCAGAGAGGAAAAACAACGACGGCAGAACATAGAAAAGCTTATTCAGATTGAAAAAAACGCAAAGTCACGAATCCGCAGAGCAGGGATTAAAGAACCTCTTCCCCTTTGGCAAAACGAGAGGGTGGAACCATGAGCACAGTAACAAGTATCGCATTAGCTCAGCAGCGCCAGAAGGATAAAGAGATGCTTGAGGCTGTTGAGTGGCAGCTTAACAACGTTCATGAGACGGAGAGGCGTTTAAAGGAAATGCGCAAGGAGTTGGAAAATCGGCTCGGTATCAATAAGTCTGATGGAGGGAGTGCAGCATGAGTTTATTTCAGTGTGAAAAGTGCGGGTGCGTTGAGAACACCGCCCTTTCATCGCAAGGGTTTAATGGGCTATTTGAAAGGTTTTTTGACTGGTCTTATTCGCCAGAATCCAAAGGTAAAAAACTTTGTAGTGCATGCGGACCAACGCATTACAGCGACGGAACCGAAACTGAATATGGCAGATGGCATAACCATTTCCCTCGTCAGTATTTGCCGCTTGGTATGTTCAAAACAAATCGACAGGGAAATCTTTCTCATGTTGAAACGGGAAGCGATGATTTCCAGCCATACATAATCAGGCAGGATGGCGAATGGGATGATGGGGGCGATGAAGCATGAACCTAGAAAATGCACTGAAGTATCACTTCGCTAAATCAACCATGATAAACGACTCCCCACGAGCCACGGCATCAGACGCATTGACTGACACTGATATCATGGCAGCTCAGGGAATGGTACAGAATCGCGCGCAGATGGGCTTTGCGGCGTTCATGGGGAAAATGGGCGTCAGCAGCAATGACCGTGAGAAAGCTATTGAACTGCTGACCCTGTATGCAATTGAGCGCTGCGATAAGGTTGCCGCCTTGCGCAAGCTCGAAAGTGATATTAAGCCAAAGGTAATGCAAGCGCTCGCAACTTACGCCTTTGAAGACTACTCACGCAACGCCGGGAGCACCCGGCAGTGTGAATGCTGCAATGGCGCTGGTTTTATTCATGCGGAAGTCGTGACCATGAAGCACATTGGCAGGCCGAATCTCGCGGCCAGAAGGGAGAAGGTGAAAGTGCTGTGCCAGAAGTGCAAAGGGAAGGGCGTAGTCTCGACCGCGTGCTCTGACTGCAAGGGTCGCGGTAAAGCGATAAATCAGGAGGAAACAGAAAAGCAGGGCGTTCCTGTGATATCTGACTGCAAGCGCTGCGGCGGCGTCGGCTATCCTCGCTTACCGTCTACCGAGGCTTTTTCGGCGGTATGCCAGATTACTGACGCCATCTCTCTTGATACGTGGAAGAAGTCAGTTAAGCCATTCTACGACGCTCTTATCATCAAGTTTGAGGTGGAAGAATCGTGGGCTGACGCACAGTTACGAGAAGTCACCAGGTAAAAACCGAAAATAGTGCATTAATTTGTCGTGCGCTATTTACTTTTCCCGAATCTGCGGATATGATTTCTAACAGTGGAAGTTGCGCACGTTGTTAAGCGCTAAAACATTCAGCCCTGAGTTAATAGCTCGGGGCTTTTTTATTGGCGAACTCCGGTAAGGGCATTAGGCAGGCGGCAATCCGCATTACCCGAATAGCGCAGATGCGAAAGGTTGATGTGGAATTGTGACGGCGCTCGTCAGTGCTCTTTCCAGTTTTCGTCACGTTAGCGACTTTGCGGACTTTTTAGAAACTGACTACAAAGATAAATGCAAACGATGAGCAATTCCTGGCAGTAGCCTAACGGCCAAACACCAGTGAGGTCTTCCGATTCCTCATCAACTAATTCGGCGCACTGGCCCGGTGTGATTAATAATGGGCGCACAACAGGTAAGCTGCTTGACGATTGAACCGCTACGCGGGGCGTTCGTGTTGTGAAACAGGCAGCTTTCCGTTGTGGTGAATGCGCAGGCTGATGCGCGACGGATAACTGCCGCACAATACCAGTGTCCCGCGGAAGTGCAGTAAGCCGGAGATCAGCGCCGGCCACCACAACCCAATCACTCCAAATATTTAAGGCTCGCTTCGGCGGGCCTTTTTCGTATTAGGCCACAGGCAATCAATCACAGATGAACCATCGCATCCGATGCCTTGCTGGCCTTTCCTAACTACACCACAGCACTTCCTATCGGAGGTGTGAGAAATGCTACGTATGAATACCAACAACGGATTCTGGTCGTATTTCTGGTCAGGTCTAACGGGATTCTTCGCCATGTTGACTCTTCAGGATGTTCTGTTTGCCCTGGGATTTGTCATAACGGCGACATTCACCTGGCTGACATATCGTTCAAACGACCGAAAGAACAAAGCGGCGATTGAGGAAGACCGTCAGCGAACTGAAATCCTCAAAGCTGCATATGCCCGTGGTGATGTAACGAACATTTCCGAGGGTGCCAAAATCGTCAAAGACATTTACACCGAGCTTGCTGAATAGGTGAAACCATGCAGATACCAGCGAAACTACGTACTGCACTGGTTGCAGCTGCGGCGGGCGGAGCGTCATTTATCGCTGGCGTCCTGATACAGGACCAGGAAGGCGTTAAATACAAGCCTTACCTCGACCCTGTCGGAATTCCTACTGTGTGTGCCGGCATTACCGGCCCCGATGTGAAGATGGGCAAGGTCTACACAAAGCAGGAATGCGATGACCTTCTGAATAAGCACATGCAGCCGGTTGTCAAAGCCGTGGATTCTTCAGTAAAGGTTCCGCTGTCCACTTACCAGCGCGCTGCCCTCTATTCATTCACATACAACGTAGGGGTAAGCGCTTTCCGCTCATCAACGTTGCTTAAAAAGCTCAACAATGGCGACAGAAAAGGAGCCTGCGACGAGCTGCGTAAATGGACATGGGCGGGCGGTAAGCAGTGGAAGGGATTGCAAACTCGCAGGGAGATAGAGCGGGAACTGTGCAAGGCGGAAAGTAAAAATGACCTTTAGCTTGCGAACAATCATGATTGCCATCTTATCCATGACTTTGCTGGCTATTGGTTACGGTGAAATCCGATACCGCAACGGGTGGTACGCACACGCTGACCACATCAACTCACTGGCTGCGAAGAAGAAAGACAGGGCAGCTGAAGCTGTTCAGGCTGGAGAGCAGAAAGGCGCGCAGGCTGCCATTGAGGGAAAGGTTATCTACCGAACCATAACGCGAGACGTGGTGAGATATGTTCAAGACCCGAATCGTACCCGCTGTGATTTTGATGACGAGTCTGTCCGGCTGCGCCAGCGTGCAATCGACGCTGCCAACTCCATCAGCGGATTTGATGCAGCCCCCGTGCAAGGCAAGTGATGCCGGAGACAACAGTGACGCTGATTTGCAGGCAGACGTCGAGACAACTGAATGCCTGCGTCAGTTGCGGCTGGATAAGTACCGCTGGCAGGCCTGGTATAACGCAGTTAAATGAAACCCTACATGCAGGACTACATCCGGCAGCAGTGCCTTAAATAACCAATGCGAGCAAATCATGGCAAAGTCCAAATGGCCTAAGCTCCCGCGATATTTCGTTCCACTGTTCCACTCGGCAAATGTTTACCTTGCCAGAAGTAGAGAAGAATACGCGCAAGCCTGTGAGCATCTGAATGTTGATGTCGGACCGATAAACAGTCTGGCCGGAACATGCCGTCACTACCAGAACGAAAACACAAACGAAAATCTGTACCTCATCGGCGTCTTTAACGGTGACATCGCAACTCTTGTCCATGAGTGTGCTCACGCGACGTTCTACTGTTGCCACGATGTTGGCGTAGTTATCGAAACCCACAAGGCAAACGAAACCTATTGCTACCTCCTGGACAGAATGTTCAGCCACTTCCTACCGCACGTTAAGCAGGAATAAAAAATGGCAGAAGTAACACAAATGACCGATACGCAGCAGCTCAACCTTGAGTTGTATCGTCTGGTGATGAAAGACACCGCAGCAGCTAAAAAAGCAATCGCATTCGTTGCCGGCAATCAGCTCAAGGCTGAACTATTCAAAGACGCCTATACGCTGGCTACCGCTGAAACCGGCGTTGTAGCCCGCACCGACAAAGCAATCCAGACTGCAACCGAAGCGCTCGCGCTGTTTGAAGGAGCATAACAATGGCAATCACATCTATTCAGACAGCTACAGCAGGCTCAGTAGCAAACCTCGTAGCGGTCGTAAAAAATACTCACATTGCTGCGTCTCGTTATCCGCAGGGCGGTATCCGCGGCGTACATGCCACGCCTACAAAGGTCGAATACTTTCAGGTCGTAGCAGCGGGCGGTACGGCTGTGACTGACTACGATGTAGTGGTCAGTCAGGACCGTGCTGATTTCACTGTTAAGTGCAACGCGAAAATTACCGCAGGCTTCCTTCCTATTGGCGACATGAGCGTTATCCAGATGGGGCCAGGCCGCACCATTGAGTACGCACAGGCATTCACTAAGGTGTAATTGATTATGGCTCGCCCAACTAAGTACCAAGAGGCGTATGCCGAACAGGCTCGCAAGTTGTGCTTGTTGGGCTACACCGATGCTGAACTTGCTGACTTCTTCGAGGTTAGCGAGGCAACGATCAACAACTGGAAGCTCGAACATCCGCAGTTTTTAGAGTCCATAAAAAAGGGAAAGGCCATTGCTGACGGTGACGTCACCGACCGGCTTTACCAAAGGGCTATGGGGTTTGTTGCTCCTGATGTTGATATCCGAGTAATCGACAACAAAATCGTCGAGACGCCGCTAGAGAAGTACTACCCGCCAGATACCGCTGCAGCCATCTTCTGGCTTAAGAACCGGCAGAAGGATAAGTGGCGGGATAAGCAAGACCATGAGGTCACCGGCAAAGACGGCGGAGCGATCCAGATTGAAACATCACCGATGAGCACTCTATTCGGAAAATGACCTCGATTAATCCTATCTTTGAACCGTTCATTGAGGCGCATCGCTACAAAGTCGCCAAAGGCGGTCGAGGTAGCGGTAAGTCATGGGCAATTGCTAGGCTGCTTGTTGAAGCGGCGCGTCGTCAGCCAGTGCGTATTCTCTGCGCTCGTGAACTGCAAAACAGTATCAGCGATTCGGTAATCCGGTTGCTTGAAGACACCATCGAGCGGGAAGGGTATTCGGCTGAGTTTGAAATTCAGCGTTCAATGATTCGTCATCTCGGAACGAATGCTGAGTTCATGTTCTACGGCATCAAAAACAACCCGACGAAGATTAAATCGCTCGAAGGCATTGATATCTGCTGGGTGGAAGAAGCGGAAGCGGTGACGAAGGAGTCATGGGATATTCTCATCCCAACCATTCGTAAGCCGCACTCCGAGATTTGGGTAAGCTTCAACCCTAAGAACATTCTCGACGATACCTATCAGAGATTCGTCGTAAATCCGCCTGATGATATCTGCTTGCTGACGGTCAACTACACCGACAATCCGCATTTCCCCGAAGTGCTCCGCCTGGAGATGGAGGAGTGCAAGCGGCGTAACCCTACCCTGCATCGTCACATCTGGCTTGGCGAGCCGGTAAGTGCAAGTGATATGGCAATCATCAAACGTGAATGGCTTGAAGCAGCAACGGATGCTCACAAGAAGCTTGGCTGGAAAGCCAAGGGAGCAATTATTGCAGCCCACGACCCATCAGACACGGGGCCAGATGCCAAAGGTTATGCCTCTCGTCATGGCTCAGTAGTGAAAAAGGTTCTAGAAGGCCTGCTGATGGATGTGAATGAAGGCTCCGATTGGGCTACTTCTCAGGCCATTTCGGATGGTGCGGATCACTATCTTTGGGATGGTGACGGAATAGGCGCAGCGCTCCGAAGGCAAACCACAGATGCATTTAGCGGCAAGAAGATGACCGCAACAATGTTTAAAGGCAGTGAGTCGCCTTTTAATGAGGATGCCCCTTATCAATCTGGAGCATGGGCTGATGAAGTTGTCGATGGCGACAATATTCGCACCATTGGTGATGTCTTTCGCAATAAGCGCGCTCAATTCTATTACACGCTGGCCGACAGACTTTACCTGACCTACCGTGCCGTTACTCATGGTGAGTACGCTGACCCTGACGACATGCTCAGCTTCGATAAGGACGCTATCGGCGAGAACATGCTTGAGAAGCTTTTCGCAGAGCTAACGCAGATACAGAGAAAATTTAACGGCAACGGCAAGCTTGAGTTAATGACCAAAGTCGAGATGAAGCAGAAGCTCGGCATTCCATCTCCTAACCTCGCAGACGCACTGATGATGACAATGCATTGTCCGGCGGTGGCGCAGGCAGACACGGATATCTACGTTCCTTCATCATCCGGTTGGTAATCATGGCAGAAACACTAAAAGACAAACATGAGCGCATCATGCTCAGGTTCGACCGCGCTCATTCGCCACAGCAAGACGTGCGCGAAAAGTGCATCGAAGCTACGCGTTTTGCCCGTGTACCAGGCGGGCAATGGGAAGGCGCTACATCAGCAGGCACAAAACTCGATGAGCAATTCGAGAAGTATCCAAAGTTCGAGATTAACAAGGTAGCTACCGAGCTTAATCGCATCATCTCCGAGTACCGGAATAACCGCATCAGCGTTAAGTTCCGGCCGGGTGACCGCGAAGCCAGCGAGGAGTTGGCCAACAAGCTGAATGGCCTGTTCCGAGCTGACTATGAAGAGACGGATGGTGGAGAGGCATGTGATAACGCTTTCGACGACGCCGCCACAGGTGGATTTGGGTGCTTCCGCCTGACATCAATGCTGGTCAATGAATACGACCCGATGGACGAGCGCCAGCGCATTGCAATTGAGCCTATTTACGACCCGTCACGTTCAGTGTGGTTTGACCCTGACGCGAAGAAGTACGACAAGTCAGACGCCATGTGGGCGTTCTGCATGTATTCCATGTCGCCTGATAAGTATCGCGCTGAATACGACAAAGAGCCCTCGTCACTCGACCCTGGAACGTCTTCATGGGAGTACGAATGGTTCGGTAACGACGTGGTATACATCGCCAAGTATTACGAAGTGCGTAAAGAATCGGTGGATGTAGTCAGTTACAGGCAGCCTCTCACTGGAGAAATAGCAACATACGACAGCGACCAAATAGAAGACATTTTGGATGAGCTTCAGCAGGCCGGTTTTCAGGAAGTGGCTCGTCGCTCAGTGAAACGCCGTCGTATCTACGTATCAGTAGTTGATGGCGATGGCTTCCTCGAAAAGCCGCGCCGCATTCCAGGGGAGCATATCCCGCTGATTCCAGTTTACGGCAAGCGCTGGTTCATTGATGACATTGAGCGCGTTGAAGGCCATATCGCCAAAGCAATGGATCCGCAGCGCCTGTATAACCTACAGGTATCCATGCTGGCTGACTCTGCCGCTCAAGACCCAGGGCAGACGCCAATTGTGGACATTGAGCAGATTAGAGGGCTGGAGAAACACTGGGAAGCCCGCAATAAACGGCGGCCTGCGTTCTTGCCACTGAAGCCTGTCAGGGATAAAGCTGGCAACGTCATTGCTCCGGCCAACGTATCCGGCTACACGCAGGCGCCCGCGCTCAACCAGGCTCTTGCCGCACTCCTGCAGCAAACCAGTTCAGACATTCAGGAAGTGACCGGCGGCAGCATGGCAATGCAGCAGATGCCCAGCAATGTCGCACAGGAAACGGTTAATAACCTGATGAATCGCGCCGACATGTCCTCCTTCATCTACCTGGACAACATGGCGAAGAGCCTTAAGCGCGCTGGCGAAGTCTGGTTATCTATGGCCCGTGAGGTTTATGGCTCAGATCGCGAAGTGCGCATCGTCAATGAAGATGGTACAGACGACATCGCACTGATGAATGTAGCCATTAAAGACCAGCAGACAGGTCAAATGGTAGCGCTGAATGACCTGTCTACAGGACGATACGATGTCACCGTTGACGTTGGGCCGAGCTATACCGCCCGGCGTGATGCAACTGTGGCTGCCCTAACGAGCGTCCTGAATACCATGGTTCCACAAGACCCTGAGGCTGGAATCATTCGCGGCCTGATCATGGATAACATGGATGGCGAGGGGCTGGATGATTACAAGGAATACAATCGCAACAAGCTGCTAACTGCAGGTGTAGTTAAGCCCCGCAACGCTAAAGAGCATCAGATTGTTCAGCAGGCTCAGATGGCAGCGCAGAATCAGCCAGATCCGAACATGGTTCTTGCTCAGGCTCAGATGGTTGCGGCGCAGGCCGAAGCGCAGAAAGCTCAGAACGAAACCGCTCAGGTCCAGATCAAGGCGTTCTCCGCTCAGCAAGATGCTCAACTCAGTCAGGCGCAGGTTGTTAAGACCCTTGTCGATGCCAAAGCCACTGACGCAAAGTCAGTGCAGGATGCCCTGAGGGTGCTTAACGACTGGTACCTACAGCAGCAACAAAACTCCCGCGATAATGCAGATCTGATTCTGCGCCACACCCAAACAGCATCACAGTCACCGGCAGACTCACTGCCGAGTTAATCAGGAGTAACCCATGGAAAGCGAACTGATCATCGACGGTCAGGTTATTGACCTGTCTGAAAAACAGGAATCAGCCGAAGAAGTAACCACTGAGCAACCAGAAGCCCAGCCAGATGAACAATCATCAGCAGAGGCTCCGGAGCAAGTGGAGGCCGAAAGTGAGCAGGCCGAAGAGCAGCCAGAGGATTACTCACTGCGAATCGGTGATGAAGAAATCCCCCTGAACGAAGATTCCGACGATCACATCGACGGACAACCCGCTCCGCAGTGGGTGAAAGACCTTCGCAAGGGTTTCAAAGAGAAAGACAAAGAAGTACGCGAACTGCGCCGCCAGCTTGAGGAGATCCAAACCAAGCCAGCGGAACAGCCGCAAGTAGCACAAGACGTCATCCCGGAACGCCCAAAACTGGAAGATTTCTACCAGTACGAGGACTGCGAAGAGCGTTTTGAACAGGCAATTACTGACTGGCATGAGAAAAAGAGCCGTGCCGAGCAGGTGAAACAACAACAAATACGTCAGCAGCAGGAAGCCATGCAGCGCTTTCAGCAGCGAGTCGAGGCGCATAAGCAGCGAGCCGCCAAGCTCCCGGTAAAAGACTACCAAGAGATGGAGGAAATCGTCCGAGCTGAAGTTCCAGACCTGCAGAAAGAGGTGCTAATTCACGCAGCTGACGAGGGTTCAGAGCTGATCGCTTATGCGCTTGGTAAAAACCCACAACTACGCCAGCGAGTAGCCGCTGAGACAGACCCAATTCGCGCTGCATTCCTCCTGGGCCAGATTAGCCAGCAAGTAAAACTGGCACCTAAGCCCAAGGCCACGCCCAAACCAGAGCCGGAAGTACGGGGCGGTGGTGCTAACGCGAAAAATGACGAATTCACAAAACTCTGCCCCGGCGCACGTATCGAATAAAGGAAACCTAAATGCCAAACAATATCGACTCTAACGTCAGTCAGATTGTCCTGAAGAAATTCCTTCCGGGCTTTATGTCCGACCTGGTTCTTGCAAAAACCGTAGACCGCCAGTTGCTGGATGGTGAAATCAACGCCGATACCGGCGATAGCGTGAGCTTCAAGCGCCCGCATCAGTTCTCATCCCTGCGCACACCGGGCGGTGATATCTCCGGCCAGGCAAAGAACAACCTGATTTCAGGCAAAGCCACAGGCCGCGTCGGTAACTACATCACGGTCGCCGTTCAGTGGACTCAGCTCGAAGAAGCAATCAAGCTCAATCAGCTTGACCAGATTCTGGCTCCGGTTCGCCAGCGCATGGTTACTGACCTGGAAACAGAGCTGGCTCAGTTCATGATGCGAAATGGTGCTCTGTCTCTCGGCACGCCTAACACCCCTATCAACAAATGGTCAGATGTGGCGCAGACTGCTTCCTTCATGCGCGACCTTGGCATTGTTGAAGGTAACAACTACGCAGTAATGGACCCGTGGTCTGCTCAGCGCCTGGCTGATGCACAGTCCGGCCTGCATGCCTCTGACCAGTTAGTTAAGTCTGCATGGGAAGACGCGCAAATCTCCGGTAATTTTGGCGGCATTCGCGCCCTGATGTCCAACGGGCTGGCATCTCGCACACAGGGTGATTTCGGCGGCACCCTTACCGTGAAAACCACTCCGGCTGTTGATTACGTGACCGTGAAAGACAGCTATCAGTTCACCGTCACCCTTACTGGCGCGACGGCCAGCAAAACCGGCTTCCTGAAAGCAGGCGACCAGCTCAAGTTCACATCGACCTACTGGCTGAATCAGCAGAGCAAGCAGGTGCTGTATAACGGCACTGCCCCGATCTCTTTTACCGCCACTGTACTGGCTGACGCTAACTCTAACGCCTCTGGCGACGTCACTGTGACGCTGTCAGGCGTGCCGATTTACGACACCACCAACCCGCAGTACAACGCAGTACAGCGCGCCCTGGCCGCAGGTGATGGCGTGACTGTAGTTGGTACAGCTCTCCAGACCATGAAGCCGAACCTGTTCTACAACAAGTTCTTTGTTGGGCTTGGTACTGTGCCTCTGCCGAAGCTGAACAGCATCGATTCTGCCGTTGCAACGTATGAAGGCTTCTCTATCCGCGTTCACAAATATGCTGACGGTGACGCCAACAAGCAGATGATGCGCTTCGACCTTCTGCCGGCCTACGTCTGCTACAACCCGCACATGGGCGGCCAGTTCTTCGGCAACCCGTAAATAACAGGGGCTTCGGCCCCTTTTCTTTAAGGAGACAGAAATGGATCGCATGAGCATTTTCAAAGCAGCAAATAATGATGAAGGCCACATCCAGGCTGTAATCGCAAAGAAAGACTTTCCTGAGTTCGAAAAGCTCGGGTTCGTGAAATCTACTGAAGACATCAAGCCAGCAACCAAACGCGGTAAGGCGGCAGATAATGAGTCTGACAAAGGGTGATATCGCTCTTTTCGCGCTTCGCAAGGCCGGTATTGCATCGAGTGCAACTCTAACCGATGTAGAACCTCAGTCATTAGAGGACGCAATCCACGACCTTGAAGGCATGATGGCCGAATGGCTTACGGTACCAGGAAATATCGGTTATATCTTCGCGGCGGATGGTGAGGAGCCGTTGCCGGACGATGACTCCGGACTGCCGCTGAAATACAGGGATGCTGTCGGATATCAGCTGATGCTGAGAGTTATGGGCGACTACGTCATTGAACCATCACCTCGTCAGGAGTCCTCCGCAAGCCGAGCCTATGAAGCCCTTCTGGTTGACACTGTTAGCGTTCCATCGATGCGCCGCCGTGGCGATTTCCCTGAGGGTCAAGGGAATAAATACGACAACCTCAGTTCAGATCGCTACTATCCGGATGCAGAGACACCTGTAAACGGAGACGTCCTTAATCCATAGGTGACTCATGCCAATTCAACAACTTCCGTTAATGAAAGGCACCGGCAGAGACTACCGCAACGTAGATTACGTAGACCTTCTGCCGGTAAACATGCTGGCTACGCCGAAAGAGGTGCTTGGTGCTAACGGCTATCTGCGCTCATTCCCTGGCATCGTAAAAGTAAACGATGTTGCTGGAGCTTCACGTGGAGCGATGTATAACTCGCATGAAAGCGCAGTATACCGAGTGCTTGGCACGAAACTTTATCGATCTGGAGTGGAGATTGGCGAGGTGTTTGGCAGCAAGCGAGTCAGCATGGCATGCAGCTATAACAGCCAGGCCATAGGCGCTAACGGGTTGTTAATGCTTTTCAGGTACGACGGCGACATTAAGTACATGGCCAACTGGCCAACAAGCTCAGGATATACGCAGTACGAGCTTGGAACACTGCGGGACCTGTGCCGTAACCGCTCGCGATATGTATGGAGCAAGGACGGAAGCGACTCATTCTTCATCAGTGACCTTGAGGATGAATCCAAGCCGGACCGATACGCGGCCGAGTACCGGGCTGAGAGTCAGCCAGACGGCATTATAGGTATCGATGACTGGCGCGACTTCGTTGTGTGTTTTGGCACCAAAACGACCGAGTATTTTTCTCTTACCGGTAATGCCAGCGCAGTTGGGGTAGCAATTTACCAGGCTCAGCCATCAATGATGGTTCAGAAAGGTATCGCCGGCACCTACTGCAAAACCAAATATGCAGATACCCACGCAATCATCAGCCATCCAGCCACCGGGGCCCCGTCCGTGTATCTGATTAATTCAGGCTCGGTTCAACAGATAGCCACGGCGTCAATTGAAAGAATACTTCAGGATTATACAGAAGAAGAGCTTTCAACGGGGGTTATGGAGTCAACCAGGTTTGAAGCACATGAGCTACTGATAATTCACCTCCCCCGCCACGTGCTTGTATATGACGGATCAGTTAATCAGGGTGGCATGCAGTGGACGGTTCTCAAAACCGGGCTGGGTGATGACGTTCATTCAGCTATCGATTACGTGTATGAAGGCAACCAAATCACATGCGCAGACAAATTTTCCCCGGTAGTTGGCGTGCTTGATAAATCACTAACCAGCCAGTACGGGCAACAGCAGGAGCATTTGCTATACACGCCGCTGTTTAAAGCTGATAACGCACGTGCATTCGATTTCGAACTGGAATCGGCTACGGGGGTGTCGCAATTCGCTGAGCAGATGTTCATCTCTGCTACCACTGACGGAATCAACTACGGTAAAGAGCAGCTCATTCCATGGAACTCTCCATTCCGTTACGACCAGCGCGCAATTCTGCAACGTATAGGGCGCATACGCAGAAATATCGGTTTCAAAATACGCATCGTCACATCATCACCCGTCACGCTTAGCGGGTGCCAGGTGAGGTTAGAGTAATGGCAGGACCGCAAAAAGTAACAGTCCAGTCAAACAGGGTTGATGCATCAATTCTGCCACCAGGATTCTCTCAGGCATATCGTCTTTATGTGATACAGCAGGGAAGTGACCTGAACAAAATTGCTGACGCTTCAAATGGTGCGAATGAACTCGCGTACCAGGCGACAGTCACCAATCAGGCTCAAGATGCAACCCTTAGTAATCATGAGTCGCGCATAACGACGTTACGTAGTGACGTTGACAACCACGAGACGAGGATTACAGGCAATACCAACGCAATAACAGCTCTGGACGGAAGGGTAACTTCCGCTGAGGGTTCGATTACAAACCTTGCGGGACGCATGAGCACCGCAGAGGACAATATCAATAACTTGCAGGGTGATTATGTTTCTAAGTCTGCCGCGGCATCACAAACCCTTTCATCTCCATTAAGTGTGTCGACATCTTACTCCGTCAACGGCACTAAAGTTGTCGGTGCGCGGCAAACAGGATGGACTGCATCAACCGGTTCGACACTGCTAGGTGCCTTCAATGCCAGTCAGACCTATTCAGTCAGCGCCACATATACGCAGTCTGAAGTTAGCGCTCTTGCAACAGGTCTTGTTCAGGCAAGACAAAGAATTAAGGCTCTTGAGGATGCGCTTCGAGCGCACGGGCTGATTAACTGATGATCACCTTTATCCCAACACGAAACATCGACCTCATAGAGGCGGTAGGAAACCACCCGGCCATCATTGCTGGCAGTAACAACGGTGACGGTTACGATTACCGGCCTGAGTGTCGATACTTCGAAGTCAGTGTACACGGTAATTTTGGTGGCATCGTTTATTACAGCGAAATCCAGCCCATGTCCTTTGACTGCCACGCGATGTATCTGCCAGAAGCTCGCGGCTTCAGTAAGGAAATAGGTCTCGCATTCTGGCGTTATCTGCTTACAGAAACCAACTTTCAGTGCGTCGTCTCGTTCGCGGCTCGTAAATTCCGCCACGGCCAGATTTATTGCGCCATGATTGGGCTAAATCGCGTTGGCACTATCAAGAAGTATTTCAAAGGGGTTGATGACGTAACTTTTTACTCCGCGACCCGCGAAGAACTTCAGGAATTCCTCTCCCGTCAGAAATAGGTAAAAACATGCTCATTTTTCAATTAGCGAGTAAGCATCTCGAGAATCGCCTGTACCTGAAAGGCGGGAAGGGCGGAGGCGGAGATAATGGTGCAGCCGCGCAAGCTGATGCTATTAACAAGCAGACCGACCTTCAACGGCAGCAATGGCAGACGGTCATGAACAACCTCGCGCCTTTTACTCCCCTGGCAAAACAGTACGTAGGCCAACTGCAAAACCTGTCTTCTCTACAGGGGCAGGGGCAAGCGCTAAATCAGTATTACAACTCGCAACAGTATAAAGACCTGGCAGGACAGGCTCGTTATCAGTCTCTGGCTGCCGCTGAGGCAACTGGCGGGCTCGGCTCGACAGCAACGTCTAATCAACTGGCGACAATCGCCCCTACGCTGGGTCAATCATGGCTTAGCGGGCAGATGCAGAACTACAACAACCTTGCAAACATCGGCCTCGGGGCGCTGCAAGGTCAGGCCAACGCTGGACAGACATACGCCAACAACATGGGGTCGCTATACCAGCAGCAGGCCAATCTGGCGGCGGCAAATGCTAACCGCCCGTCAGGATTCCAGTCAGCATTAAGTGGCGGACTTGGAGGGGCTGCAGCTGGCGCTGCCATAGGCTCTGCTTTTGGTGGCCCGGGCATTGGTACAGCAATCGGGGCTGGCATCGGCGTGCTTGGCTCGCTGTTTTAAGGGGGATTCATGGCTACATGGGATATGGGTAATGGCGGAAGCCTCCTTGCAGGACTTGGCGGCATTAACTCTAACGCGCCATCGGTCAGCGACTCCAACGCTGCACTGGCTCTTATTCGTGACAGCAACGAAATTCAGCGCTCAGGTGCCAATAATATTGGGCTCCAGGCATTGCAGGGTATCGGTAGCGTAATGCAGGTTCAGCAGCAGGCGCAACAGCAGCAGCGCCAGCAGGAGTTCCAGCAGGCATACTCAACAGCATACGCAACAGGTGATCGCAACGCTATGCGAAAACTGGCTGTGCAATATCCTGAACAGTTTGACGCAGTTCGGAATGGCATGGGTTTCATTGATGAAGACCAGCGAAACACCGTGGGGAATCTTGCGGCAGGCGCGCGTCTTGCGTCTTCATCGCCTGATGCGATGGCTAACTGGCTGCAATCTAACGCCGGTGAGTTAGCTCGCGTTGGCGTTAATCCACAGGATGTTGCTCAGATGTACCAACAGAACCCGCAGCAGTTCGGAGAGTTTGTCGATCACCTCGGTCTTACCAGCCTTGGACCAGAAAAGTATTTTGATGCCGTAGATAAGATGGCAGGGCGTGAAATTGACAAGGGCAAGCTTGCGGAACAAATTCGCAGCAACAAAGCCGGTGAAGGATTGCAGGCTCAACAGATCGCAGTTAGCCGTCAAAACGCGTTAACATCTGCATATGCGCCGACATCTGCAATGCAAAACTATGCACAATATGCCCAGATGCTCAAAACAGACCCTGCGGCGGCCGCTATTTTTGCGCAGGCAGCAGGCATAAACACCGGCCCCGAAGGGTCTAACCGCCTGGTTCAGCTTTCTGATGGTCGGACAGTGAAAGTCAGCGGCAAGGTGCATGGTGCTGGAGCCAATGCATTTTATGAGGGCGTTGATGACAACGGGAACATGGTCCGCGTTCCTACCAGTGCTATATCTGCTCCACCAAGTTCTGCTACTTCAGCGCAAAACTACGCCATGAAAAAAGACCTGGACGCCATCGAGGCTGCAAGCGCAGATCAGCTTGAATTCATGACTGGTGTTACCGGTGGGAATGGTGCGCCTGCATTTGGAGCTGATGTCAGGAGCAGAATTGGTGGTAAGGAGCAGCGGCAGCTTTATAACGCCACTCAACGCATCCAGGGGCGCATGCAGAACCAAGGCATTGCAGCGGCAAGGGATATGGGAGCCAGTGGTATTAACACAGTTGCAGAAGCAAAGATGTATTTTCAGGGAATGCCACAGCTTGACTTCTCATCTCCTGATGCCGCGCAGCAGTCTGTGCGTGCTATTCGTGAGTACACCGATAACTATAACCAGCAATACAACGTAAGCGTTGGTGGCAAAACGCGACCGCAAGCCGCGGTTCAGGCTACACCAAAGCAAACAAGCTCCGGTTATTCATCATTGTGGGGTGATTAATGGCTAAGGCATGGAAAGATGTTATCGCCTCCGAACAGTACCAGGCGCTGGCACCAGATCAGAAAGCTCAGGCTCAAGAGCAGTATTTCAATGAAGTAGTTGCACCGCAAGCTGGCGATCAGGCTGAGCAAGCCAGACAAGCTTTCTATGCAGCATACCCTACGCCTTTGGTATCGAATCAGCAGCCGTCTCAACAAGCTTCTCAGGAAGCTGTTCAGCCGGAGCAGCAAGGCGGAATAATGTCTGATCTTGGCTATGGACTTGCTGAAACCGGGCGTGGCTTGCTACAGGCTGGAATTAACGTAGCGAATATACCTGCTGAACTCACTGATGCGGTAACGAGCGCAGCAGCGTGGGCTGGTAATAAGCTTGGTATAGGTGACGGAACATATCAGCCAGCACCTCGCGTTACCACTCAAGGGCTTGAACAGGACTTCGGACTTCAGCCCGGTACACTAACCCCTCAAACAACCGAGGGGCGTATTTTTGCTGAAGCCCTGCCTTATCTGACGCCTGTAGGGATTGAGCGCGCAGCGACAGCGGCCCCCACTCTTGCTGGCCGAATTGCTGAAGGTGGTTCGCGCCTACTGGCGGAGAATGCTGTTGGTTCACTTGCCGCCAACAGCGATAAGAACGACGCTGGCGCGCTCGCTACTGACTTAGGGCTGGGCGTTGGTTTAGGCGCTGCCGCAAATGGCGTAGTTAAAGCTGCCGGAGCGGGTTATCGAGCCCTTACTGGTTCAATGGCACCCGAAGCCGTGCAAGCTATCCGCTTTGCTGAGCAGAATAACGTTCCGCTAACCACCACGGACGTAATCCCTCCAGCATCGCGTGTTGGTCGGGCTGCACAGACGACAGCAGAGAACATCCCTTTCGTTGGCACATCAGGAATGCGGGCCGCGCAGCAGGAGTCACGCAGCCAACTGGTGCAAAACTTTGCCAATAAGTTTGGCGAGTACAATCCAGCGGAAGTGGTAAATAGCCTTAAGTCAAAAACATCTGGCATTAAGCAGGCTGCCGGCCGCCGTCTTGAACAGGTGCAGAGCGCAATGTCTGGCGTAAATATCCAGCCGTCTCGTGCGATTCAACAGATTGATGATGAGGTATCCAGGCTGCAAAAGCTTGGCGGGGTTGCTGACACGGACACGATCAGTAAGTTACAGGCTTACCGTGATGAGTTGGCAAAAGGAAATGTCGACCTTGAGCAACTAAGTAACCTGCGCAGTCAATTCAGGATGGATGTGAAGGGTGAGCGTCCGGTAATGCCTACGCGCTCAGATGCCGCAGTACAGCGCGTCTATCGAGCCATGACAGGAGATATCGATAGCGCCATAGGCCAGAGCCTTGGTAACGACGTTCTTCGTCGTTATCGGCAGGCTAACGCGGTATACGCTGACGAAGCCGCCAAACTCCAGAACACACGCCTGAAGAATGTACTGATGAAAGGTGACCTGACACCGGAAGTCGTGAACAACATGCTTTTCAGCAAGAACAAGTCGGAGATTCAGAGCCTGTATAACTCTGTCGGTCAGGCAGGGCGCGTGCAAATGCGTAACGGAATCATCGGCAAGGCAATGGAAAAATCTGGCGGCTCTCCAGACCAGTTCCTCCGCCAGTTGAATATCATGTCCAACCAGACTGGTATCGCGTTCAAGGGCGAGGATGCAGCCTATATTCGAGGACTCAAGAACTACCTTGAGTCAACGAAGCAGGCAGCACGAGCCGGAGTAAGCACGCCGACGGGTCAGCAAGCGGTTCCTCTTATTATTGGCTTTGGTACAGCAATAAACCCAAAAGCAGCCGCCATAGGTGCTGGCTACGGTCTCTTAGCCCGCATGTACGAAAGTAAGGCTGTGCGCAATGCGATGCTTCGCCTGGCGAATACGCCGCGCGGAAGTTCAGCCTTTGAAAAGGCGGCTGCTGACGTTGCGACTGCAATAAAATCGCTGGCTCAGGGTGCAAAATCTGACGCTTTAGCTCAGTAAATATTTACCGGCGCAATAAGCGAATATCAGTAGCGCCAGGTTCAGTAAATCTCTGTTCATTTCCACCTCTCTGATAACCCCATTATAACCAACGCCATCGCAACGCTGCGCAAGTTTAGCTTGTGCGGCTTTGCTACGTCCGGAGCAAATAAATGGCTGACATTACAGCAAATGTAGTTGTAACAAACCCGCGCCCGGTATTTACCGACTCGCGAACTTTCAGGGCCGTTGCTAATGGTCGCGTCTATATTGGCTTGGTAGATACAGACCCAACCATCCCTGCCAATCAGATTCCTGTCTATATTGAGAATGAAGACGGAAGCCACGTTCAAATTCCTCAGCCAGTTATTATCAATGGCGCTGGTAAGCTGGTTTACAATGGACAACTGGTAAAAGTTGTGACAGGAAAAGGCCATTCAATGGCCATCTATGACGCATATGGCGCTCAGGTTGATTATATTGCCGATGTGCTCAAGTACGACCCAGACCAGTTTCCGCAGCAGTTGGCCGCAGGAGATGGCTCACTTGTCGGCGTTTACCCACAAGGGAACCTGAAGCAAGCTATTACATCGGTTTCAGCAGATCAGTTTGGGGCCAAGGGCGACGGCTCGACCGACGATACGGTAGCTATCCAGGCGGCTATTGACTGGGTTTATGCAAATGGCGGCGGCTCTGTCCGCTTGGGGCCTAAAACATACCGCGCATCTAATTTAATCCTTAAACCACGAGTTGTACTGGATGGCGTCACTAAAGAAACAACGATGATTAAAGCTCCAGACAACTGGACTGGCAATGCGGTGGTCATGTGGCAGGGTTATCTGACGTATAAGACGGATAGCGCAACTCAGGTAACTCCTGGTTGCTTTAGTGCGGGGCTGCGTAACTTAACTATCCACGGGAACAAGCAAAACTTTGGCGGAACACCTTCACAGACGATAGGTAATGGGGTTCTTGCAGCGGGTGCAAACTTAATTTTGAATGATATCAAAATCATCTATGTTCCATCCGTTGGGTTGGTTACTCTCGAATGGGTGGCTAATCGTGCACAGTATCAGGCCGTTGACCCAGGTAGGGGATGGGCTCATATTGGAACTATTCGCGGTATTCGAATTCAATTTTGTGGTAATGACTGTTGGCACTGTGAAGCACAGGATTACTATCTTGATGACGTTGAAATCGTTGGGGCCGGAGATGGCTTTACATTTGATGTGGATACTTTCTCCTTCTGGGCCCCAACAGAATTGGTTTCCGACTTCCGCGCGTGGCGGAACATTGATATTGGTTTCATGCATTGTTACGGGAACTATAATGGTTATGGGTTTGTGGCTGGACCAGATACAACCACTTTCTGGATTCGAGTTAAGTATACTACATTGATTACAGAGTCCTGCCTAATCGGCACCTGGTTCAAGTCAAGTGCTAATGTTCAAGGTAGTAAGCTTGATGTTCATGAAATTTCACAACATAAACTCGTTGCTAAGCATGCTGGTAGTTATCCTGGAGCCTGTATTATTGAAAGCAATAATCCGAGGATAAGTAATTTTGGTAGCATCGAAATTGTACAGAATACTAATGACAATGAGCCTGTTTCATATTGTGGAGTAGGACTTCATCTCGCTGGTAGATTTTGTATTGTCGAATGTTATAAATATACCAGAAGCCCTTACGTTGCATCAGCGTATCGAGGTACAGGATTGGTTTTAGAAGGGGACCAAAATCAGATAAAATCTGGGCTAATTAAAGGATTTTATCAAACGGATAGCCGTGGGACCCCAAGTTCTGCAATTGTTGCTAGTGCTGGAACTCATACGATAGATATTGAATTTGGATTTGGAAATACCGGAATTAGATTTGTTGGCGGTCATCTTCGGGGAAGGATTCATAATTTAGGCAGTGTAGCAACATGGCAAGTAGGCGCTAAATCTTTGACTACATTAGAAAAAAGCCAACTAAAACTATCGTCAACAACAGGTAGCAACCACGGAGTTGTACGCGGTGCCTCCGGAGCGGTAGCTACAAATGTTACGACAGTGCAGCAAATACAAATAACAGGGCTCAGCCTTCCTTATGCACCATCACCTGCGGAAGTAACTCCTCATCTCGTAATAGATGCATCAAATGGTAGCTCAATCCCACCGCAAGCAGATGCAGTTTTGTACATTCCTGCGCTTAGCAGTGTTAATACTTTAACTTTTCAGGTGAGACTAACTAATACAACCAGTCCAATGCAGGTTACGGTTGGCGCAAGACTAAATTAAAAGCCCCGAAAGGGGCTTTATTTCACAAATCTTACATATACGTCTTTACCATCTGTGAACGATTCCCATCCCATACCAGAGCTTAACTGCTTATCCATCTCGCCAACATTAAGCATGCCATTGAATTTGTACACGCTCATTCCATTCATTTGTACGTAGCAATATGCGTATGTGTACCAGTTGCCAATGTTCTTATTGACAATATACTTTATAGATTCTCTTTCACCTGTTATTTTTTTATAAACCGGTGTTTCTGCAGAATCACCAGAGAGATATAACTTGCCACCTGGTGGAACTGACACCTTTGACTTAATGTCATTTAATACTGTGTTTTCATATTGCCACTGGCTTTTTGCCGCTGCAGTTACGGCCTGTGAAAATGAAAAGCAATACAGTAGAGGCGCAATCAATAAACCAGTAGCAATGTAATTACTTACTTTGCTGATAGAGACGATCCCACAGACACAGAATATAATGCACGTCACACCAATCATTACTCTTGCCTGCATTGGCGCTGCTTTTGTTATGAAGAGCATTGCGAAAGATACCAGCAGGGCACAAAATAAAATTACAACATAAATGGATTGTTTTAATCTTCCTCCAGTAACTATGAAGCGAACAGACAAAAAAGCAACCAAAATAAATGGCAGGCATAACGAGTAAAGCCACTCACTTGAAGCAAATTTCCCCAAGAAAGAAAAGAGCCAACCAAAATTGTTGTCTATCGTTTCAAGTAACCCATCAAGTGAACCTGCGCCAATTGCAGACTGATATTCACCCTTCGCAAAGTGGCTGTATATTGTAAACTTGTAAATGGGTATTGATAGTGCCGCCCCTGCTAATGAAGGGATAACCCAATGGTCTGACTTTCCCGAATTCATTGAGCTAATATATCTAAGCAGAGCGCATGCAAAAAAGGCAGATATTGCGGCCTGATATGTAGACAGTGCCATCAAGCAAAAAAGTAAAGCAATAGATGCATTCAATAACGATTTCTTGCCTTCTTCTATGAAAACAAAAGGCGTTACAGCAAATAGAATCGCCGATGACATTATTATTGAATCAAAATGATAAAGTAAGTTTTGGGTGTAAAATGGGCTTACAAATATAAGTGAAGATGCAATTGATGCTGCCCATGAAGTTTTCTGTAAAATATGTCTACAAATTAAATGGCATGTTAGCGAGCATATCAGCATTACCAAGATATACGAATAAGGCGACAGATTGTTTATATTCTTACCGAAGCTGGCAGTGTGCATAATCACATCAGCAAGAGGGCGTCCATCCCACGACCACCTGAAGTAATTATCCTTCATCCGAACAAAGTCATCTCTGTATGGCATCCCTATTGAAAACAAAGGGAGCATGAAAATTGCCAGAAATAATGAAGGTTTCCAGTTGAATGATTTAATCACTTCTTATTCCTCAAAATATAACGCGGGCGCTCTTTAACCTCGGTGTAAATTCGTCCTATATACTCACCCAGAACACCTATCCCGATCAGCTGTACGCCACCCAGAAACAGAATTGAAACCAGCAGGGATGGATAGCCGCGAACGGGGTTCCCAAATGCCAGCGTATCGACAATCATCCATGCGCCATAAAGGAATGAAAGCCCGGCCACGATCAGGCCGATATACGTCCACATCCGTAGAGGGAAGGTTGAGAAGCTGGTAATCCCTTCCAGCGCAAGGTTCCAGAGCTTCCATCCGTTAAATTTGGTACTTCCTGCCACGCGTTCTGCGCGCGAATACTCAACCACATCAGTGCGCCCACCTACCCATGACAGCACTCCTTTCATGAACAGGTTTCGCTCAGGAAGCAGCTTGATATTCTCTACAACCTCCCGAGACATCAGGCGAAAGTCGCCGACATTCTCTTCAATCTGCGGATTGCTGATTTTGTTGTGAAGCTTATAGAACATTTCTGCGCTCTTGCGCTTCAGGCGGCCATCCGTAGAGCGATCTGTGCGTTTAGCAAGGACGACATCTGCGCCAGCCTGCCAGCGTTCTATTAACTGCGGGATAACTTCAATCGGGTCCTGCAAATCTACGTCTATTGGAATCACTGCGTCGCCGGTGGCGTGGTCCAGACCTGCAAATAGCGCGGGCTCTTTGCCGAAGTTACGAGTAAAAGACAAAGGCACCACGAGCGGATCTGAAACGGCCAGCGCATTGATAATCGACTCTGTAGCGTCTTTACTACCATCATTAATGAATACGATCTCCACCTCAAATGATTTAAGCGGCTCATATTCCCTGACGGTTTTATAGAAAATAGGGATAGTGTCTTCTTCATTGAAGACAGGGACGACGAGTGAAATCTTCATTTTGCTTCCCTGAAGACGATGTATTTCGAATAGATAAACCCGCACACCAGGCTGATAGCAGAGAACACGACAAGCGTTAACAGTGGCGGGAGAGAGCATTTATCAGCAGCCCATCCGACAGCCGCGCTAAGAGAACCCATGAAACCTACGTAAAGCATGTAGCGCGTCGTGGTCGTAGAACTGTTGAACGTAAAGCGGGCGTTTGCAAAAAAGCTAAAGCTTACGGCAACAACGAATCCGCTGAAGTTCGCCAGTGCCTGGCTTGTGCCTAGTGCATAGAAGCATGCTGCGAACACCACCCAATGAATTAGCGTATTGAGCACGCCCACAGAGGCGTACTTCGTAAAGAGCTTGAGCAT